AAAATCCCGGTAGGTTCACTCGCGTGGAGGAACAGACAGCGGGAACTTGAAAAAGAAGACGACAACGAAGACGGCTGGAAACCATAACCCAAAGGAACAACGATGAGCATAAATCCCCTTAACGAAACGCAAATGGAACGACTTCGTCAGAGCATTAGGTGGTCGACGAAGGAGCTGAGGTATCCTCGGAGGAAACGTGTGGAAGCCGTAGAGCTGTTTTCCGGTTTTCATTATGCTGAGCACGGCCTTCAGAGGGTTGTTCCAGTAAATATGCTGGCCATGGCAGTGATGATCTACGTCAGGCTGCTAGCGCCGCGAGCTCCCCGAGCACTATTCTCGACGCGAGTCACTAGCCAAAAGCCGGTCGCTGCGAACATGGAACTTGCCATTAACATGATTCCGGACGAAATCAAGCTCGGCGATACGTTTCAGCAGATGGTGCTTGAGTCTCTGTTTTCGCCGTGGGGTATTGTGAAGTGTGGCCTGTATACGGTCGGCCAAGCCGTTGGCCATTCGTATGGCGAGCCCTTTGTTGACAACGTGACGTTCGACGATTACTTCGTTGACATGAACGCAAAGACCATGGAAAATATCGAATATCAAGGGAACGATTATTGGCTCGGGTACGACGAAGTCATGCAGTCAGACTGGGCAGACAAGAAGGCCCTGAAGGGCCTGAAGCCCGACGAATACTCGACTCAAGGCGAGGACGGCGAGGACCGCGCAGAGTCGGTGACGCATGGCGAAGACAGCGAGACATTCAAAGACAAGCTCTGGATGCGTGACGTGTGGCTGCCAGGCGACAAGCTCTTGATAACTTACGGAATCAGAACCGGCAAGGTCTTCAAAGTGGTTGAGTGGGATGGGCCGGAGCGCGGCCCCTACTACAAGCTTGGGTTCACGGCCGTTCCTGGCAATCTCTTGCCGCTTCCTCCAGTTGCCTTGTGGCGCGATCTGCACGAGCTCGGAAATGCCTTGATGCGAAAGCTTGATAACCAGGGCAGGGGGCAGAAGGCTGTGATGGTCTTTCCAGGAGGCGATGGAGAGGGCGTCAAAAACTTCAAGAATGCCAAGGATCAAAGTGGCATTCGCGCAGCCGCCGGATCGAAGCCTGAAGTGGTTTCGACGCCTGGTATCGACCAGAAGACCATGGCGTTCTTTATGCAGGTCCGTGATCTCAGCAGCTACGTAGGCGGCAACCTGGACAGCCTCGGTGGCCTCGCTCCACAGACCGCGACTGTTGGGCAAGACAAGCTCATCAGTGAATCGGCCGGTGCTCAGTTGCGCGATATGAGCGCAAAGACAATCAGCGTTGCTCGTGATGTCTTCAAGGCCTTGGCTCATTACGAATGGAATGATCCGATCAAGCGGCGAACGATTGAGAAGCCGATTCCTGGGATGCCTGGCGAGACGATTCCAATTGAGTTCACAAAGAAGTCAAAAATAGGGAAGTTCGATTCGTACGATCTGGATGTCGATGTCTTCTCAGCGCAAGACAACAGCCCCTCGATTCAGCTCCAGAAGCTGATGACCTATGTTGAGAGGCTCGTAATTCCGCTCGCACCATTGATCGAGCGAGACGGCGGCAGCATTGACGCGCAGTCGATTCTGAAGCAGGCTGCGAAATATGCCGATATGCCAGATGCCGCGGAGATTGTCACGTTCCCGGATCAACAGGCGACTGCCGCGACACCGCCCGCTGGGAAGCCAGCGAATACCACGAGACAGTACGATCGCGTCAGTAGCCCCGGCCAGACCCCTGGGGGCGCAAGTGCCAATATGCAGCAGTTATTGATGGGCGGCGACCCTGGTGGAGCGTCAGAATCGCAGTAGTTTGTTCACTGTTTATTTTGGTGTCCTGAACGTCAGGTAGAATTGTGAGATGCCCACGTATTGCTATAAAACTAAAGATGGAGACGTCGTCGACAGGACTTTCGGCATGGGGGACGCGCCCTGTGAGATCGTTCTGGACGACGGTCGAGTAGCGGAGCGCAGCTTCCAGGCTGAGCACAGTCCGCGCAGTCGGACCAGCAGCGAATGCTGGCCGATGGCTCCGTGCGTTGGATCTGGAGTCAATGCCGAGCAGGCTCCCGAGCTTAGGAAATTCCTCGCGGATCGAGGCTGTCCAACGGCGGTGACGAACGACGGCGATCCTGTGTACACTTCGGCGGGCCATCGACGAAAAGCCCTGAAGCTGAGGGGTATGTGCGACAAGGGCGGTTACGAGTAACCATTAACGAAGAGAGAGAGTATGGCATTAACAAAGAAGGATATTGAGGACATTGACCGAGCAGTTACCGTGATAGAGAGAGCGATGACCCAGGAATGGCCGATGCCTCCGTGCGTTGCATCCGGGGTCAATGCTGCGCAAGCTGAGCAGCTTTCGGATTTTCTTGAAGATCGCGACTGCCCGACGGAAGTGACTCCTGACGGCGACCCAATTTATGTAAGTCCTGAGCATCGACGAAAGGCCCTGAAGCTGAGAGGCATGTACGACAAATCATTGGTTTTTGATAGCTAATCACCAATTCACGAAAGAGAGACCATGGCACTAGAAGAGAACTTTGCGGAAGAAATTGAAGCCTGTATTGAATCGTCGGAAAAAGACGACTTGGCCGTAGCGGAAGCGGAAGCTCCCGCTGAGCCGGAAGTCGTAACGCATACCACACAAGAAGGCGGGGAGACTACTTATGATCTGCCCAGCGAGCTTGGGCCGGAAGAACTGGAAGCCGAAATTACTTCGGTCGACACAGACGCCGGAGATCCTGGCACTGAAGCATCTGAAAATGGAACTGAAGGGGACGCTGACGAAGGCGAAGAGACCCCAGCCGCCACCGCGCCAGCCATAAGTAACTACGCAATGTCTCGCGCTGCTGACGTCGGGATTTCAAACGCGGACGCCAGCGAATTTGGGTCTACTGAGCAGTTGCTTGCTGAGATTCGTCATTTGGAGGGCCAAAATTACGGAGGGCCGACGCGGCAAGAGTGGAAAGAGAATCAGGAGCCTGCCCCCGAAGCGCCTCGCAGCCCAGTCGACGACCTGCCGGATCTTGACCCCGAAGTGTTCGATCCGAAAACCGTTGAGATGTTCGCCGCCGTGAAGGGCGCACTCAAGCAGCAACAGGAAACAATCGCGTCGTTCCAGGATGCTCAGGATGCCGCAGCAGCTTCCAGTCAGGCAGCAGCAAATCATGAGACCAAACAGTGGTTCGATTCAGAAATCAAAGGCCTCGGCGAAAGTTTCGGCGAGATCCTTGGGCAGGGCAATTTTGATTCCCTTGCGCCAGGAAGTTCGCAACTTGCGAAGCGTGACGAGATTGCGAGTTTGACGGGTGTTTTGTTTGCTGGATACCGAGACTCGGGCCAGCAAATGCCACCGCGCGAAGACATTTTCCGCGCAGCAGCAAGACTTGTTCTCGCAGACGAGTACCAATCGTTGCACGATAAGGAAGTGTCGTCCGGCCTTGAGAAACGGTCAGGGCAGCATATCAGTCGTGTAACTGGAAAGAAATCATCGCTAACAAGGTCTCCGGAAGACGCAGACAAAGAAATTGCCGCACTCATTGATAGTGAGTATGGCACGTAATCGGCGTCTCTGGACTCGATACGAAAGAACATAACTATGGGATTACTTTACGCAGATGTACCTGATGCCGCGAGGCTCACTCAGGAGAGGCTCATCAATCGGGGCGCCTTCCTCGATTTGGCAACCGACTTGACCGACCACGTCGCAGTGCGCGAAATGTGGAAGGGCAAGAAGAAGAAGTTCGATGGTGGCGACGACTGGCGATTTTTCGCTCAGGTCGATCACAACCACAGCGCCAAGGCCGTTGGTCTCTACGAGACGGACGTTGCGGCGATCGACGAGACGACGATCCAGCTCGAAGTGCAGCCTCGGCACGTCAATGCCAATTACGTCTTTGACGTTCGGGAGAAGGACTTCCAGAAGGGCGGCCTCGCGGTTGTCAATCTCATCAAGACGAAGTACGTCGGGATGATGACCAGCTTCTACGAGTACCTGGAGGCGGTTCTCTGGGGCAAGCCGGTTGACTCGTCCGATACGCGGACTCCCTACGGAATCCAGTATTGGGTTACGAAGGCTGCTTCTGAGGGCTTCAACGGGCTGGACCCGGATGGCTTCACCTCCGGGCGTGCTGGCAAGTCGTCTACGGATTACCCGCGTTGGGCCAATTGGGGCTCTCCGTACGAGGTTGTCGCGAAGGACGATCTGGTTCGGAAGATGCGGCGCGCTCATCGGAAGACTCACTTCCGCTCGGTGGTCTCGCATTCGCAGCCGACGATGGGTGGGATGAAGAATGGCATCTATACGAACGATGCTGTGCTTGGTCGCATGGAGGAAATCCTCGAAGATCAGAACATGAACCTCGGGAACGACATGGCGAGCAAGGACGGCCGGACTCAGTTCAAGAGCACGCCCATTACCTACGCGCCGTACCTGGATCTCGATACCGAGAATCCGGTCTACATGCTGGACTGGAAATGGCTCGCGATCGGTTGCCTGACCGGCTGGGAAAACAACTTGTCCAAGCCGTACATGGTTGCCGACAAGCACAATGTTCGCCGGGTCGATCTCGACGCAACTTTGCAGATGGTCTGCACCAACCTTCGTCGTCAGTCCGTCTTCCACGTCGCCTCGTAAGCGAAGTTCACGATAGCGAAAACCTATAACAACAATAGCTACGAAAAGAGAAAGATAAATTATGAGAAGCGCAGCGCTTAATGGCCCTCTGGGCCTGTCACAGGGAAAAAAGACAGTAGTCTGGTATTCCAGCAACGCAGCGTTGTTGGAAGGCCAGGCGGTCTGCTACAACTTCGACTATGGAACCGCGACGGACTCCGATCCTAGCCGGTTCAATCGTGTGGAGACGCCCACTGTACTCAACGCGCAGCACTTTGCTGGCGTGGCTGCGTGCAATTACGCGGCTGTCTCCGGCGGCCAGATGATTGAGATTTTCCTCCCCGGCTCGGTATGCAACATTCTCGTTGCGGTCAGTACCGTGCTCAATACTGGACTGCTCACGTTCTCGGTGGACGCGGCCACTGTTGGTCAGTTCATCTACGCCGGGCTCCCCGGCGAGGGCTCGGCTGTCCCGGCTCAGACGACCACGTACGTCGCTACCGCCCAGAAGTGCTTGGCGAAGCTCCAGGTCGGAGCGCCTTCTGGTGGAGTTCAGACCGTCCAGGCGGTCACCAACGCTGCTCTCGCTGGCGTGATGATCGGCG